GCTCCGGCTCCGGCTCCGGCTACGGCTCCGGCTACGGCTCCGGCTACGGCTCCGGCTACGGCTCCGTCGACGGCTCCGGCTACGGCTCCGGCTCCGGGTGCGGCTGGGCCTACGGCTACGGCTACGGCTCCGGCGACGGCTCCGGCTCCGGCTCCGGATCCGGCGACGGCTACGGCTACGGCTACGGCGAATAAAAAAGGGGCGGTAAGCCGCCCCTCACAAACGGCGCACGGCCAATGGGAGAATGAAGATGATTTGCAAGACAACGCTTAATAAAATCAGGGCGCATTCCCTGCGCCAAGACGGCTGGAAAAAGCTTCTAGCGCACTTAGGCAAAACCGCCGTTGATGATCAAGCTCTAACACTCAAGATAATCCTTGAAAGCAACGGCCTTGATGATGCGCTGTGGTGTTTGCGGGCGTCTGACGCAACAGAATTTGAAATGCGGAAGTTTGCTAGAATGGCAGCATTAGATGTTGCTCACCTATTGGACATGCCCGCAATCGCGAAAGAGTATCTCGAAACCGGCGATGAGACAAAACGATTAGCCGAAGAGGCCGCCGTATGTGCCGCATGGGCCGCAGAGTCCGCACGGGCCGCAGAGGCCGCAGAGGCCGCCGCATGTGCCGCATGGGCCGCAGCAAGGGCCGCAGGGGCCGCAGCCGTGAAAATTCAAACCGAACGTTTCATTTCAATGTTTTGCACGGGAGAATGACATGGACGAGATCGAAATCACCTACAGCGAAACAGAGTTCACGCTGAAAAACGGCTTCACGCTTAGCTGCCCTTTTGAGGTCTGCGTCGTGGCCACCGTCATAGCTGATGGCGGCGAAACTGAATCAGCCAATCTTGAAGCCGTTGTTGGCAAACAAAAGCAAGACGTTCCCGTTTGTATCGCTGATTTTGTCCAACTCTATTTCGACGAGAACAAGGACTGGTTTGAACAGCAAGCACAAGACCAGATGGACGACGATTTCGGGCGCAAGGCTGACCAAGCCTATGACGTTGTGAAAGACCATCGCGCCATGGGGTTTGAGCAATGAAAGCCAAACTCACACAACGCCAAAAACTCGAAAAGCAAATCAATAATTATCCCGCCAGATCAGTTTCGTGGGAGGTGGCTGGAGTTATTTGTCGGCATGGATTTGCTGTTTATACCGATGAAATAATTGAACAACTTTTCATCAATCTGCGCAAATCCGAACAGTTGCGCCGCAAAATGAACGCCGAAAACCGCGCGAGGCTTGCATCATGAATGGTCATCTTGAACTCCTCATAGCCCGCACTGCTTTGCAGAATATCTATGCCCGTAATGTCCGGCGCTCCGGACAGCGTGGCGACTTTCACAAACGAATATTGCGCGAATTGCGCCGCATTAATAACCAGATTTTGAGCCTCGGACGTGCATCATGAACCCACACCTTGAAATCGAGCAGCGCATTGTGGCCTGCGAACGGTCGCTGCGGATAAGCCTACACTTTGGCTTGGACAATCCAACTATGCGCTTTGCCATGTACGGCATTGACAGGATCGCCAACGTCACCGCATCCGAGGATGCGCAAGCCTTTGCGCGCTTCCAAATCTGGTTTGATCGCATTCGTCCAACAAATCGGATGGCAGCATGACAGAGACAGTAGAAATACTAAAATCCACTCGTGCATTGCTTGAAAAAGGTTGGATTAAAGACGCATGGGCGCACGATATTGATGGCATTCATGTTCCAAGCAGAAGTGATGATGCTGCATATTTTTCACTGCGAGGCGCTTTAAATCACGCAATGTATAAGCTTGGACGCCCTGAAGTTGATAGCGTCCAAGCTTATGAAGCAATTCGAATTGCTATTTTAGAAACTGGCGGAAGAGATAGAGACATGGCTACGCATCTCTGGCCCAATACCCATGATCGCGCATTGTCTGACGTTCTAGCCGTTTTTGACCTCGCAATTGCAAACGAGGACACACGCTCATGACCGAGACAAACGCACAGCGCTTAGCATCGGATTAACCAACTTTGGGAGAATATGCCATGACAGATACAGCAAAACAAATTGAGATTGTGGAGCGCTCGCAGGTTGTCGTTAAAAATGACAGCGGCGCGGTGCTCAATATGATCGAACGGGCCTCCCGTGACCCATCGGTTGACATTGATAAATTTGAGCGGCTTGTTGCCATGAATGAGCGCATCGAGGCGCGGGCTGCACAGATTGCTTTTGCGCAAGCGCTTGCTCTAGCGAAGGCTGAAATCCAGCCAGTTGTTAAAGACGGCAAAGGTCACAACGACGCCAAATTCGCCACGCTGGCAGCGATAGCCAAGGCTATTGACCCTATCGTGTCAAAGCATGGCTTTTCGTACCGTTACCGCACAAGCCAGACCGACCGGATCTTTGTCACTTGCGTATTATCCCATTGTGGCGGGCATAGCGAAGAAACCACGCTTGCGAGCGCGGCAGACACATCGGGCGGCAAGAACTCTATTCAGGCTATCGGTTCTGCCCTGACGTATCTTGAAAGATACACTTTGATCGCAGCCCTTGGCCTTGCAACAACTGAAGCGGACGATGATGGCAAAGCCGCAGGCATGTCCGCACAGATCACCGACGATCAAGTCTCTCAAATAATGACCGAACTTGCCGAAACTAGCTCAAACCTAGATCTGTTTCTCAAACGTTTCAAAATCGAAGCCCTGCCGGATTTGCCCGCGAGCAAGTTCAAAGACGCGCTTGCACAGATTGACGCGAAGAGGAACCGTTAACATGGACGATCAAACGCTTATCGCGCTCAAAGCTTCTATCAAAAAATGGGAGAAAAATGCAAAAATAGAAAACTTGGAAAATGCAAGATTTTCACCACGTTCGTGTCCGCTTTGTACGCTTTTTTTAAAAAAGGATTGCTTTGGATGCCCTGTTAGAAACAAAACAGGTATCGGATTTTGTTATAAAACTCCTTATCTCTCTTCAAATCGGGCTTTTTCTTTGAATGATCTATTTGCCTTTAAAACTGCCGCACTTGAAGAAGTCACGTTCCTAAAAAGCCTCTTGCCGAATGAGGCAAAGCCATGACCGAGATTATCCAAGGCTCGCCTGAATGGATGCTTATCAGATCAGGAAAAGTTACCGCCTCCCGCGTGGCTGATGTGATAGCCAAGACGAAAACGGGGTCATCAACAAGCCGCACTAACTATCTAGCGGAACTGGTTGCCGAACGCCTCACAGGCCAGCCATCGCAAGGCTTTAGTAACGCTGCAATGCAATGGGGAACCGACCACGAACCCGAAGCCCGCGCGGCCTATGAGTTTATGACAGACCAGAGCGTGATTGAAATCGGCTTTGTCGATCACCCGACGATTGCCATGACGGGAGCAAGCCCAGATGGATTGGTGGGTGAACTTGGTCTCGTAGAGATAAAATGTCCAAACACATCAACTCACATTGACACGCTTTTGCAGCAAAAAATCCCGCAAAAATACATGACGCAAATGATGTGGCAAATGGCATGTACGGGCCGGAAATGGTGCGATTTTGTCTCATATGACCCACGCATGCCAACTTCAATGCAGCTCTTTGTCAAGCGGGTGGAGTTTGATCCTGCGACGGTTTCCAGCCTTGAAACGGACGTGCGCGTGTTCCTAGCCGAACTTGACCAAACTGTTGTCCAGCTGGAAGCCCTCTATCAGAGAAAGGCAGCGTGATGGCTAAGTTTACAAAAGGAAAATGGTATCCAGTCGGAACATGGGTTGAAGTTACTTCCGATGATGTTGCCGACATTTGCTCATGCAATCCGGGGCATATTGATCAAGGCCATTTAGGCCGCTCCCATGAAGAAATGTGGGCTAATGCTCAACTCATAGCCGCTGCGCCTCGCATGTTTAAGGCGCTCAAAAAGGCCGTCAAAGACTATGGCAAGCCCGGCGGCCCTTGGAATGTCCCGAATGAACCCGGAACATGGATAGCGCTCGCACAGGCCGCAATTCAGGCTGCGGAGGGCAAGTGATGGCTAAGAGCATATTCACCATTGCCAATGACATTGTACGCCAGAATATCGTCAGGGCTATCATGGCGGCAAAGCCATATTCAAAAGTTGTCATTTCGGATGCAAGCCGTTCACTTGAGCAAAATTCACGCATGTGGGCAATGCTGGCAGATGTGAGCAAGCAAGCGACATTGCGCGGAGACCGCTACACCACCGACGAGTGGAAAGTGATCTTTATGCAAAAGATGAACTTCGAATGTCCGTTTTTGCCGACACTGGAAGGCAGCGGATTTTTCCCAGCGGGCTATAGTTCGTCGGCTTTAACAGTGCGTGAAATGTGCGATTTGCAGACGTGTATTGAGGCATTTGCAGCCGAAAACAATATAGTTCTAAACGACAAAAACTATCCAATGAGGGCGGCATGACCAAGCGCCGCAACATCTCAACCACAGAGCGGGTGAAGATATTCAAGGCTTCAAATGGTGTTTGCCACATGTGTAACCAGCCGATCAAGTCCGGTGAACTTTGGGAAGTATCCCACGAGATACCCTTGGAATTAGGCGGCGAAGATAAGGGCGATAATCTAAAGCCCGCACACAAGACTTGCCACCGCGTTCAAACTTCAACCGTTGATATTCCAGCGATTGCCAAGGCCAAAAGGCGGGAAGCCAAAAACATCGGAGCCGTGGCACCTAAGCAGCCAATCCCTGCCGCTGTGCGAACCTCCACGGCGAAGGAACCACGCATTAGCAAGACGCAGCTCCAACCAAGGGCAATGTACAGATGAATATGACCTACGTTTACGCGTTCCTCGCTGGAGCAGCTTTGCCTTTTGTTGCATTGGCTGCCATTTTGGCAATCAACCCCCACGACTGCGCGAATAGGCCTGAGCCGGGATCGACGCCATGACTGACGACCTTATATGGGACTATGCCCCGTGCGACATACACTTTGTTGCTAACAAGTGCGATAAAAAACTAAGGAGCAGATCCATGATGTGCACGACAACACTGAATAAAATCAGGGCAAATCATCCCTGCCTAAATGGCTGGCATAAGCTCCTCACGCATTTAGGCAAAACAAGTGCCGATAATGAACCCGTAACACTCAATATAATCCTTGAAAGCAATGGCCTTGATGATGCGCGGTGGTGTTTGCGGGCGTCTGACGCAACAGAATTTGAAATGCGGAGATTTGCAAGGCTTGCCGCATTAGATGTTGCTCACATGTGGGACATGCCTGTAATCGTGAGGGAATATCTTGAAACTGGCGATGAGACAAAGCGCGCCGCCGCAGAGGCCGCCGCAGGGGCCGCAGCAAGGGGCTCACTGGCCGCATGGGCCGCAGCAAGGGCCGCACTGGCCGCATGGGCCGCAGAGGCCGCATGGGGCGCCGCACAGTACGCCGCAATGTACGCCGCAGAGCGCGCCGCCGTGAAAATTCAAACCGAACGTTTCATTTCAATGTTTTGCACGGAGAGCGAGCCATGACCGACACACCAAACCAACCGCAGATTGAGCCGAGCGCGGAAGCTATGGACGTATTTATGCATTACATGTCTACGTACACAACATATAGTGTGGTTGGAACGGCTCTTAAACTCGCCTACGCAATCGACCTCGCTCCGATCATCGCAGAGCGCGACCGGATGAGAGCGGCCTTATCCGCCGTCACAAAGCTCTACTGCGACATTGCAAACTCTGGTGACGCAGGTTTTTGGAACCCCGAACAAGTTCCAGAAATTATGGAAGCCCGCGCCGCATTGGAGTCAAAGCCATGACCGACTTTATCACCGGCCTGTTCTACGGCACCACCTACGGATACGCAGCCTTTGCCGCATTTATGCTACCGCAGATCGCCTATGCGCTGATTAAAATATTTTGGAGGATGATATGACACCTGAACGGCTTGAAGAACTCGTTGAGATCGGGGCAAATGCTGCCCAATTAAGTACTAGCGATTTTGATAAAGATCATGTCCGCGCTGCCCTCACCGCCGTTTACCCGCTCATTCGGGACGATGTGATTGAGGAAATCGAAATTGACCTCGAAAATTGTATGGGCTGTGCAATCAATGAGGACGATCAGGAAGTCAGTCAGTACTACAGAAATGTCGAGGAGTTGCGCGATTATTTCCGCGCCCTAAAATCAAAGGACACAAAGCTATGACCGAACAAAAACGCGAGCCGAAGGACGGTGAACGCTGGTGGGTGAAAAATACTTTAACAGGTGGTGTATTTATGACTTCATACCACACGTCACGTTCTGATCCGTTTGTAATACTCGCCCCTGTCGCCAGTCATGAACTCGTACAGGAACTGGTTGAGGCGCTAATGCCGTTTGTTAAAATGGATGAAGCTTTAAATGAAACCGCATACGCCTTTGATACTTGGCATGCCGATGCAGTAGTTTTTAGCATAGGCTCACAAAAAACAATTAGCGTCGGCAATTTGAGAGTGGCGCGTGACGCTCTCGCCAAGGCCAAGCTTGCCGGATTGGACGTGCAATCATGACTGACGACATCACCAAGCACAAAGACTGGCAGAAGTGGCAAGGCGCACTGACTGAACAATGCTATTATGGGTCTTCTGACAGACAAATACTTGAGGCTTTAGCCCCTCTGATCTTCGCAGCCGGACAAGCCGATGCGCAAGCCGAACTAACCGCAGCCCGCGCTCGCATTGCGGAACAGGAAGCCGCGCGTGAAGGATTCAAGCAAATTATTGACGGAATTGAAGATGATCAACGCGCACCAATCTGCGAGCGTGACCACGGTTATATGGAAGCTATTGCAGACGTTCGTACATCCCTCGAAGCAATAGGTTCCCCATGAGCCGCCGCCCCGCCACCAGAGAAGGACACAAAGCTATGACTGACGACATCACCAAGCACAAAGAAAACTACGCGGATAAAGTGCTAGATCAGGTCGTGCATTTAAAACGCAAGCTATCTGGTGCCCTATCCGAAAAAGACGCCGCCCTTGCGCGCGTGAAAGAGCTTGAGGCCGCTCAACAGTGGCGAACAATAGAGAGCGCGCCGAAAGATGGGACTTGGTTTCTAGGATATTTCGGACATTTACAGATCGGGGCAATACCATGCCACTATTCACAAGACATAAGAATAGGCCACGAAGGGGAGCATTTTTACGGGATGTTTGGGGTTGGTGAACTCTATGGTGATCAATTTATATTATGGCCCACCCACTGGATGCCCCTGCCCGCCCCACCAGAGACAGGTGACAAATGACCCGCCGCCCCGCCACCATTCTGCAAGCCGATATTGCGCGCACAATTCGGGCTGTCCAGAAAACAGGGCTTCCCGTGCGCCGCGTGGAGATTGACGGCCAGAAAATGAGCGTCATCATAGGCCAGCCCGATAGTGTAGAAACCAATATAGCTGAATCTGCTTTCGACGAATGGGAAAAGGCTCAGGACAATGGCAAAGGCCGTGCGGCTTAAAGGCGTTCACAAGGTCACTTCCCGCCTCGCAGACGGGTCTAGCGTCGTGTATTACTACCATCGCGCGAGCAAGACGAAGCTTGAAGGGCTTTACGGATCAGCGGAGTTCCTAGCCTCGTTTGCGGCATGTGCGGAACAATCCGCATCATACATAGACGGCACAATTAATGGCCTTATACGGCAATTCAGGAAAAGCCCGCAATGGCTTGATTTGCGCGAAAGTACCCGCGAAATCATGGCGTTAAACCTTATGGCCGTTGAAAAAAAGTTTGGTGGAATGAAACTCGCTGCCCTTGCTGATAAACGAACGCGCCCTGTCATTCTCGCTTGGCATGATGATCTTGCCCAAAAAACGCCCGGCGCAGCGGACAAGAAAACAGCTGCACTTGCTCGCGTTTTATCATGGGGAATTGATCGTGGGATTGTTGCCCATAATCCGGCAGCGGGATTTCACCGCGCATTAAAGTCTGATCGGTCTGATATGATTTGGCTTCAGCCAGACATTGATGCGCTGACAAAGGTTGCCCCACCTGAAATTTGCAACGCTATGATTTTGGCGCTTCATACAGGCCAGAGGCAAGGCGATTTGCTCGCTTTGACTTGGAGCGGCTATGACGGGAACTCGTTGACATTGCGCCAAGGGAAAGATCGAAGCAAAAAATCCCGGCGCGTTTATATCCCGTGCACTAAAGCGCTTAAAAGCACTCTGGACGCGTTGCCCCGGTCTAAGGCATCTCTCACCATCCTAACGCGCGCGGACGGTCGCTGCTGGACGCAGGACGCATTTAAGAACGCATGGGCGCTCGCTTGCTCTAAGGCTGGCATTAACGATTTGCATTTTCATGACTTGCGCGGGACGGCCATCACAAATCTAAGCGACGCAGGATGCACACATCAGGAAATTGCGGCTATCACAGGCCATAGCCTTAAAACGATTGCATCAATTCTTGACACATATTGGAGCCGGACGCGCTTTATATCCGATTCGGCAATTAGGAAGCTTGAGGAACATACCGCGAAGAAAATTGTAAAATGATTGTAAAACGCGGCTTTTTTCGGTCTAAAATCATGGCCCCAAAAAGGGGAAATTCATCAATGATTTCAAAATGGTGCGGCCAAGAGGACTCGAACCTCCACCCCGTTTCCAGGACTACCACCTCAAGGTTGGTTAAAGCATTAATATTGTTTACATTTTACTGTAAAATTTAGCAAAACCACATTCAATGAAATCAATGGGTTACGAGGAAATTGTAAAATGAAAATAGCTCAAAAATCAAGAGATAATCGGACGACATTACGTTATAAAAATGTTTTTGCAATGCCGGACGAGGCCGGTAAAAATCAATATTTTTATGTTGCCTCAAAGGGCAGCGAACTAATACGTCTTCCTGACGATTATGCATCGAAAGAATTTTTAACAGCATTGAAATGCGCGATTGATGGGTATCCATATGAAATTGAGGATGGCCAAATAGTTAGAAGTGAGGACGATATTATAGATCTTTGCGAGGATGCTATTTTTGATGGCATGAAAAGAGCAAAGGAGCGGGCGCGGAAAAAAGGATGGGATTTTGATCTTGATTTTAACTGGCTAGACAATCTTTTAGATAGCCAAAATTACAGATGTGCAAAAACTGGAATTATGTTTTTTACCCGTAATAAAGCGAAAACGAGAGTTGACCCATATAGGCCATCCATTGATCGGATCGACTCATCGAAGGGCTATACAAAAGACAATGTGCGAATTGTTGCGTGGGTTACAAATATGATGTTGCTAGATTGGGGTGACGACATTCTCAATACGACTGTGCGCGCATATGTAAAACATAATAAGCAAAACAGCACCCATTGATATTAAAGGGCTTTTTGACGTGCTCCCCTCACTATTTGGAGAATAAAATGAGCGATTCAATGAATGGAAAAGTAGATAAAACCACGATACTCGATACCGTTAAAAAAAACTCACGGAAGAACACCGCACTCCGCCTCAAAGGCGAGTGCTGGTTAGTGGTTCACGAATGCGGCGTTGAGGAAGTTTTTGACAATAAAAGAGACGCAATTGCGCGTGCTGTCGATTTTTTTTATGTCGCTATCATCCATGTCTCTTATGACGCTGGCCAAGACGAAGGACTTGGAGATGATGAAACCCCTCTCTTAGATAAATCAACCTAAGTTCTTGATCGGGTTTTGATCAAGGAATAAATTCAGGAAGCCGCCTCTAGCTTGCCCTTGTCTGTATCTTTTATGGAGTTAGAAGATGGATAAACAATCATCAAAAATAAAGTCTAGACTAAATAAAATTGAAATCCTTAAATTGAAACTTGACGAGGCCACTGAAGTTGCCCGCAATATTCGCCTTGATATTTTCAAGTTGAATAATGAAATCAAGGATTTTCGCAGGGAAGAAGCACCATTAAAAAAATTGGAAAAAAAGAGACGCGAACTGTACGCGATGGAGCAGAAAGAGATGGGGCTAACCTACGCACAAATAGCCGCACCGATGCGTATAAGCACAAAGCGAGTTGCTCAGCTTATTTATAGTGCTGAGCGCACATTACGGCGTGACTATCTATCTAGTTTCATTGGGAATTAGCCTAAGCGATAGCCTCTAGCTTTCCCTTCACCGCATCCTTGACGTGAGCAAGGCCGACTTTCTCGCCAGTCGCTTGCTGAATGATGCTTTGAATTTCAATGATGGCATAACCCTTTGCATGGGCTGCGATGATTAGAGGACGCAGTTGTTGCAATGCTTTATCCGCTGGTGTCGTCGGCGGCTTCTTATCCTGCAATGAACGCAATGCGCGCTCTGCCTTCATCATTTGTTCGTCTGTAAATGCTGCCATCTTTGCCATGATTATCTCCCTGATTTTGGGAAATAAGCATATACGGGTGCAATTGGCAAATCAGGCTATGTTAGATGGTAAATTATAAGCTTGATCGGGATAGTGAATGGCGGGCATACCGGGATAGTGAACCGCGGGCGTACCGGGTTTGAACCAGACCACAACAATGATCATAAACTATAGGATTTGATCTGCCCAGAAAATATTCGCCATTTTTTGCCTGAGATAATCCAATGATCTTCAAATCATCCCTGCCTAAACTTTTTGCAATATCCCGTACATATCCTGTATAATCATTGCACCAAACAAAAATAGCTCCCTTAGGAGCTTCTCTTATTTGATCTGTGGTTTTTCCCGTTCCGCGTTCCATTTTTATCCCGTAAATTAGAAGACTGCCGCGTACTTTCGCAGAGGCGACAGCCATAACAAGTTTAACATATACCCTTAAGAATCTCAGGGCAACATCATATTATTAAATTTAATAATATGATCAAAATCAGGCTCTAACCTTACAAATAACACGCGCGGGCATACTGTAACTTGAAGCCTCAACGAAATAGGGCTTGGCGAGCGTTTCCGTAACCCTACATGCCAGCGCAGATGCAACGTGGCGCTCTAGGTCAAAAACAATCATCTTGCCGTCTACGACCATCGCAAGTTCAAGAACGCCTCCACGGTCATTGATGACGGTTGCGTCTATTTTAGGGTTCATAATGGCTGGGCCAGAATAGGCTCAACCACGCGTCCCGCCTCGCCAAAGTCTTTATGATAAGTAATAGACTGGATTGTGCGGCCTGAAATGAAGCCTGCACCAAAGTGCCACGCATCTTGCGGGATTGGCGCTTGATGGCTTTCACAAATTACGCCATTGCCTTCATTTATCACGGTCTTATGATGAATGTGGAAGCCGTGAATATATCGAAATTCTGATAAACCCCAATCCGGAGCGCGTCGGCTGGCCATTATGGCAGGCATTTTGTCAATCTTGACAGTATGGCCGTGTGTTGCGCCAAGCATCACTTTCCCGAACCGATGCCACCAGAACAGGCTGGGGTCTACGTCAATGGTCGCGCGCTGCTCGTTCCGATACCAAGCGAGCAAAAAATAAGCTATTGCGACAGAGCTATGCTCATCATGGTTTCCCGGCAATATCCGAACCGTAACATGCTCATGATGGTTCAATGCAGCATCAACAGCGCGAACCACAAGTTTGCAAGTCTCTTGCAATATCTTTGGATAGCGCCCGTCAACGTCTAAAACATTGCCAGAGTTGGCAGTCTGGTTCTTATTATTGTCGCTGTGCATCAAATCACCACCGCCTAAAACAACAGCATATTTAGACGGTTTAGATCGCGCGATTACGTCCTCGATGGCCTGCCCGATAGTGTTGGTTGCGATTTTAATGTCCCAATTTTCGCCGGTTTCTTTGCCCCATGAAAACATTCCACAATGCAGATCATTTACAGGGTATAGGGTCATGTAATCATTAAGACATTTTTCAGGGCGCGGTTCAATATTTGGCTTTACATAATCTGTAAATGCCGCCTTTATTGCCGCAACCGTATCGACAACGGACGGGCCTTCTTTGGTCTTAACCCACTTTTGAATAAGCCTACCGTCAGCGTCGATTAATGCGCTTTCGGCTTTAATGTCATGCCCGGCAAGAGGCTCAAAAACCGCCCCGCGTTCTGGTACTGTTTTAACGTATGTCTTTCCCGCCGAACCGTCCGGATTTGTGGACGTTGAGATTTGCTTTATCTCAAACCCGTCAAGCACTGGCATATATCCGCACAGACCCATGCGACTGCATACTCGAAGGCGTCCTTGCAAAGATGCTCTATTTATACAAAGTTCATAGGCGGTTTTGGTAATGTTTTTATCGTTTCTTTCCCAAATCGCTACCGTAAATTCAGCATCCTCTCGCGACAGTCCGGGATTGCCCATGGTCGGCGCTCCTAGCTGGTAACGCCTAGGGCCATGCGCTCAAACGCATTCCAGCCGTCTTTTGTGATCTTTTTAATCACGAAAACGCATGAATCCGATGCAATGGCAAAAGCCACAAATTCGGGCCGTTTAACAACAATCACATGATTTGCAACGATATGGCTTTCAGGCGGGTTGGCGTTAAATGCGTCAATGAGTTTAGCCGCATCAACACCATTAAACCGAATAATTGCGGCGTCCGGCTCCGCTGCTGCAATTTTATCAACTGTTATCAACAGCATTGAATAAGGTAGGTCACACGGTTCTTCAGCCCTTGCTGCGATTGTTCCGAGTGTGAATGAATAGACTGCGAAAGCCAATGCAAACAAAATCTTCATGGGATTTTCCTTTCAAGTCGCGCAAAAGCACCGGCTGCGCGGGATCCGGTTTAAAACCATTTTGGTGACATCACCGTTATGGTTGGATTGATAGATTTGAAGTTGGCGATTCGGGTGTTATGAGGCGCGGCGCTTTGATCAAAAAAACGTTGGAAACGGCGCGGACTGTGCGCTCAAAAAACATGACGTGAAATGTCCAAGACGTATCGACTATGTATGCGCCCGGCTGCAAGTCGCATTTGATAGGAAACGTCCACCAGTTTAGATCAAGATTCGGAGGCAGGACAGTTTCTGGTCTATAATCGCTTTCGCTAACTGCTGAACATTCCTTATAATATAAGGCAGTTTCCGTTTCGTTTTGCGCTCTTTTGACCGTAGCAATCCAATGGCCTCGGAATGGTCTGAGAACCGAGCGCGCAACGATCATTGTTGGCGATATACCGACAACTGAATCGGTTACATGAACGCGGGCAACCACAAACCAATATGAATTTGGAATGACCAGATCGAAAAGCACGACAAAAGCGACCAAGGCAAACGGTGAATATTGCAGAAATAGTTTGACGATTTTGTTCATTTGAACATGCCTTTGAAAATTTCAGCGATTCCGCCTGTTTTGAAAGCGATATATGCCCCGCCCGCATAGCCGGCGAATTTTAGCGGATGGCGCAACCAAAGAATGAACCGCCCGATTTTATGGAACGAAACCCAAAACGCCGCAACTTCCCGCAGTGCTTCAGCTTCATGTTCATCAAAAACGATCAGCTTCTTTTCTGCCAATAGGTTTTGTAATTTATCCAGCGTGGCGGAAACATCGTAGTCATCTGCCATTATTTAGAACCTCTGCAAATCTTAGCAGCGGCGTTCAAGCGCTCCCATTCAGTTGCAAGGCTGGCGATTCCGGATTCGGATGCATGGCGGTCAATAGCGTCGGCAACGGCGGTCTTTGTCGCGTTTGACCATTGTGTCGGTTGCGGGCAAACGGGCGCTAAGCGGGCTTGGATAGACTGCCCGTCAACTCCCGCTTGCGGACTTACGCAACCCGTCAGCAACGCTGTGAGCATCACGGGGATCCATATTGTTTTGAGCTTGTGCATCGGCAATTCCCGCGATTATGGTTTCGGTTTTGGCAGTCACGTCATCGCGTCCGGCTTGGCGAGAATTGGCGTCATGGAATTGAGCCAAGACGCCGGATCCGAAGCCGCAAAGCGATGTGAGCATTTTGATTGCTGTCATTGCCATGCTTAGGATTGCTGCAAGTGACATTACGTGGCTTGACCAATGGTTGGTGAAGATGCAGCCACCATTACACTAGAAATTGCCGGATTTATTCCAACTGCACTAGAAATTGGCAAATTTGTTGTATATAGTACGCCTGATGTCACAACAGGTACTGATATTGGCGCGGGCATTACAGCGTTCTTGATGTAACCAAACACTGCCATGATTGAGTTAAAATCAGGATGTGTTTTTGCTGCCATTATTGCATCGAGAATTTCACCGGCGCTTTTCTGTCCGATTGAATCGTCGCTTTGCTTTGTAGCAATCTGTGCGTAGTCAACGGCCTTGTCCTGCACCGCAATGGCAAACGAAGCGATATTGTCACCCAGCGCTTTGGTCAGAAGCATCTTTTCGTAGTCGCGCGCTTCTGTGCGTTTGGCAGTGCGCTTGAATGCATAGATGGCCAGACCGATGATGATATGAGCGCCCGCAGCGAGCAAACCCGCCCATGTCGGTAGGCCAGTTAGTCCGAAGCCATGAACCAAGCCCATGAGCACCGAAATAGCACCTGTGAAATAGGACATAGAGAACGAAGATGCGGCAACAGCAGGCGTAGTGGATACAGTGGTTACAGTAGTCATAGTGGTTTCCTTTGGTTGAGTTGGTAGTTGGGTTGTTGGTAAGGTGTGGGTGGGTTCGAGCGAAGGGGTGAATAGGCTCGCTTGAACATGAGCGATTGACGGCAACGCAACGGTTGCCGTTTTGATGGCCGTGTAAAATGTCTTGGCGTTGCCAGCTATTTCAGCCGCGTGGTCGGAGCCGTTGATAATCCGACGCGCGCCCACCCAATCTGTGACGCGAGCGTTGAAATGATCGGAAAGTTTATGTCCTGTGAACCAGCCCTCAGCCATGCCAAGGATGAGAATTTGCATTGCAATATCGGGGCGCATTGCCAGCGCGGGGGTTTGCACAAGGTTTTCGCCGTCTTTAAGCAAACCCTTTAAGTGCAATTCAATGTCTGCTTTTTTATAACCAGATTCCCATGTGAGCTGAACGAAGCCGCGACCATCATAGATTTGTTTCCAAGGGCCTGTAGCTGCCCCGTAAGGCCGTCCCCTGCCATGCCCGTATTCTTCAATCGGTTGCATAGTTTTGTCAGTCTCGCGATAGATCGTGGCGAGCATGTAGGCCAAATATCGCGCATCGGTTCCGCCCGATTTATCCCAGCCATCAAGGATAGCAGACAGGCCAGATACTTGTTCAGATCTTAGCCCCATTGGAAACAATGGCTCTCGGATAGCGTCGAAAAATGCCTTGCGGTCAATCATGCGATTCCTCATAAAAAAAGCCGCCCTTTTCAGAGCGGCGGAAGTGTGTTATCCAATCAAACACTGCGTATCGCAGTTTTAGTCAAAGCATTTACGAACGATTGTTAAGGATCGATCATGCGCTTTATCATTGCTTTTTCAGTTTTATTTCTGTCCATGTTTTCAGCATCAGCAGGCGAAAAGATTTATTATGGAAAATGGGCTGGTGAAGTAGCGACGATAAAAATAGCAAGCGGGCTTAATACATCCGAAGCCATGATTGTCGTGACCATTACAGAAGAAGATGCGACGGAATATTGCAATTCCAGTCCAAAACCCGCACCGCCGACATGCGTAAAGTATATGATGGAGCGCCCTTTTCCAGATTATGTTTATGCAAATTGTAAAACCGGAGATTTTATGGATTTTGAAAGACGGCATTATCGTTTTGAAGGCGCATATATCCCTAAAGCAGGTGAGACTTTTGAAACATTGAAGGGTTTAGACTATCCAAAATGGAACATAAGAGAGATATCCACTCATGAAATATTAGATGGCTCTCATGGGGCTGGATATGAAGTAAAAATTGGCATCTTTAAAGCACTGTGTCCTGCCAGTGTCCACGGCCAAAATTATCTATAGGCTAGACCACCCTCGTTTAAAGAGATAATCCATGATCAAGTTTTTCTTTTGTACTGGCTTAACGCTTGTCGGAGCCACATTAATCGCAGACGTTGTGCGTTGGGGAAACAGAAACTACCCGCATCCCCAAAGCGATTTTATCTTTCTTGCCGTTATGGCTGTGATGGTTCTGGTGGCGTTTGTTGTCGATTATCGAGCAGGCTTTTGGCGGCTAAGGCGGAAACCAACGCCGATTGGTTGCCAAGTTGTTGTGCAACCGGACGATTTAGAGCACGACGATTTAGAGCATCAACTAATGCTGACACATGAGCATCAAGAACAGCACCTTGAGACGATAAAACATTAGCAAGGGCAGACCGAGTTCCAACATTATCCGGCGTCATAAATTTATGCCAAATCGGATCAATCATATATTGCTTAGCTGCTGTTAGGCCCATACCGAACAGAGTTGAGTTTGGCTTGATAAGATCGTCAGTCGTTGGGGCAAGCTGGTCATCCATTGACTTTGCCGCTTCAAGCCTTTGGGCAGTCTGAGACCCGCCCAAAATATCATTGTTTGTCGATCTGAAATGTGAATTTCGATCTATGGAATCAAATACGCCATTGGCCCTATCTGGCGTAAACAGATCGCCTAGTTTCTGTTTATTCCAGCCGCCCTCGCCTTGTGTCATATTGCGTAAAGCTACGAGGTCATTGGCCTTAGTTCCAACCATACGATTTATATCGGCGCGGACTGATTGTTGCATCCGCAGCGGTACGGCTGATGGCCCTACTAAGGTTCCGGCGGGTTGAACGCCATCCGCGAGGGTTTGCGAGAAATCCCGTGGATCAATCGCAGTTTTTCCACCGTCAAGAACCATACTGCCATCGCCTAGAGCTGAATCTTGACGGTGCAATTCCTGCCCCATTGCGTCCACGTCTTTGATACCGGGAACGGCATTAGTAAGTTCGTTATCAACGGCAATGCGCGAATCCTTCAAGTAGTGAATGACTTGCGGATTGGTCTCATTTGTCATAAGTCCATCAATAGCGTTTCGGGTAGCCAATAGTGCCTGTGGATTTGGATCAAGTTGGTCTGTGCCTGGAATATTGAGAAATCCGCGAACTTCTTTTATAGCCTTAGCAGCAGGGCCGCGAACATTGGCGATAGATGAATCAAGAGCATCTGCGAGCGGCTGCGTATTAACGGCCTTTGCCCCATTAAGCGCCTGAGTGTAATATGGGCTAAGATTATCTCGGTTATCCTGAATTGTAGTCTTGATATTAGACAAAAGCGGCGCTTCGCCAATTGAGGCGTCAACATCGGCAAGAAGGCGTCCGTTTGTTCCCAAATCGCGAGCACGGAGCGCGTCCACAAGTGGCATACCCTCTGGCTTAGATGCTACGCCCTTGGCAAGCCCAGCAAGTGGATGTGTTGTGTCTGCGAACATCCCTAATGGGCCTAATTTATCCAACGTGTCTTGAACTGGCTTAATGCCACCGTAGTCCTCAACAGCATCAACAAGGGCATTTGCAGCCGCGCGCGGAATGCCGGGCATAACATCATTCATTTTATTGTTGGCATATCCAGCCGCCGCGCCAATACCACGCGCCAACAACGGAACACCCGCGCCAAATGCAGCACCCATTTTTGCACTGTCAATACCGTCTTGCATGGTTTGAGCGCCGTTAGACCAATCAGGAGAGTTGAACACGCCCTGCGTATAGCCTAATCCGCCACCTAGCCCTATGCCCTTTGCCACATTGACCAAAAGCGC